TATTACTTTTATGGGCATCAAGATAGCCCAGGAGATCCGCAAGAAATAGATGCCCACATATAAACAGCTAGGCCGCTTGGACTCCCCGATCCTCACCGATGGGGATCGTGGGTTTCGTGGTATCAATTCGTACCTTGAGCCAACAACCTTGGAAGCTGGCACGGTGGAGGAGTCTGAGAATATGCGCTTAGAGGGCGACCTCGCATCGGTACGCAAAGGTATAGAGTTTAAAGCGGGTGCTGTATCGCTTACCTATGCATCCGGCACAGAGCAAGTATTTACATCTGCCACATTTAGTGATCCCGCAACCGGGGCAGAATTTATCGCAGTCGCTACCGCCAATAAAGTAATTCTGTGGAACGACAGTAATAACACAGGGATCGATATCGCTTATCCAGGTGGCGAGGTAGTGGCGAGTGGAGATAACGCGAGTTTCGTACAAGCGATGGAGAAGCTCATCCTGTTTCGCGGGACAAGCAAAACACCGTTGGAGTGGGATGGTGATTATACGACACCAACTGCATTCGTTGTGAAGCAAAATGCATCACCATTAGCGGGTAGGGTACAATGCCCGAACACAAACTTTGGCACATTCTTTAGCAACCGCTTAATCGTTCCCCAACCCAGCGATTCGCAGTACACCGTGATCGCTTCGGATCTCTTGGATACCGATAACTTTTATCCCGCAGAATCGCAGTTCCGTATCAATCGCGGAACCGCAGATCGCTTGGTCGGATTTACTCCATACCTGGAGAATCAGCTAATTGTATTTTTCCGTAATAGTATACATTTAATTAACAACATCGCACTCACCAACTCTGCGGGAGTATTTGAGATTACCCGCCAGCATGGATGCGTAGCCCGCAAGAGCATAGCCGCGAGTGGACCACAGATGTACTTCCTAAGTGATGACGGTGTCTTCACCCTCCAGCAAGGCTTAGACCCAGCTAAAAACCTTGGAGTCGCAATCTCAAAAGTAAGCGGGGAAGCATTACCACTATCACAACCCATACAGGATCAATTCGCAGATGTGAATTATGCCCATGCGGATAAAGCCGTAGGTGTCGTATTTGATAATAAATACTACCTCGCTGTCCCCACAGGCTCATCCACCACGAATAATAAAGTATTCGTCTACGATATTTTAAACACCGCATGGACAAGCGTGGATAGTTTCCCCGCTGGTTTCCAAATCGATGACTTCGTAACTATACTTCATGGATCAAGCCCACAAAAACGCAGACTCTTTGCTGTCTCTGATAAAGGATGGCATTTAATCGAGGAAAGCACCACAGACATCACGGGAACGGTAGGGAGCGCAAGCACCACCTCCACCGCGATAAGTGCCAAGCTGAAGACCCGCTCCTTCACATTCGGCAACATCGATGTGAAGAGTTGGAAGCGCGGACAACTCGGATGCCAAGTGCAAAACGGGGATCAATTCACGATCAAGGTCAACACGATAGACCCGGATCGGACGAACACCGTACACACCGAGAATGCGACAACGAGCGAGGAGAAACTGATTCGCTTTGGGAGTGGACGCGCTCGCGGCTACGCGGCCTCCGTAGAGATCGATGTGCAAGCGGGACGGCCTAGCTTTCGCCATGTCGCATTGGAAGCGATAGAAGGCGGAGCAAACGCAAGGAGGGAATACGCATAATGCCTATCACCGCAACAGTAACACGGGGATTTACCTTCGACACAGGCGTGGAGGTATCCTCTTCATCTCTTAATCAATTAGGCGAACCAACCGTTACCATTAGTGAGGACGATGTAAATATCACAGGCGGTGAAATATCGGGTTTAACGAACCCCATCGCCATTGGCGATGGGGGAACAGGCCAAACCACAGCGACTAACGCATTTGACGCTTTAGCGCCAACCACACAAGCCGGAGATATGATCGCATTTGATGGGACTGACAATGTCCGCGTATCGCTCGGTGCGAGTGGTTACTATCTTCAATCCAACGGATCTGCACCTTTTTGGGGTGCTATCGTACTACCCGAATCAAGCTAATGCCTAATCCATTACCAACTGCGGGAGTGAAAGGTCGCTTATTTTTTAGTAACACGGGCGACAATGGTGGTCATTGCTTGGCTATAGATACAGGAAGCGATTGGAAACGAATCGTGCTTGATCACAATGTGGGGGCGACTAAATCGAGATTCCAAACTATGGAAGATTCCGCTGTTGGCATCGTGGATGGCGGCCGTGCATCCCTCGTTCATGTCGAGGCAGATTCAATAAACGGAGGTAGTGCATCCCTATGAGCGTAAGACGCATATTCCTACGGCGCGATACTGCGGCGAATTGGTCAGTCACTAGTCCTAACCCAATTATCCTTGCCGAAGGCGAACCAGGATTTGATACGACCAATCAGATTCTAAAGATTGGTGATGGCGTAACCGCGTGGAATGACCTTGCACAATTCGAGGGACCAACGGGGGCGACAGGTCCAGCGGGTGCGGATGGAGCCGATGGGGTATCAATTAATACCTACACAAAAGCAAACCTACCGCTTGCCGCGACTGCCGGAACAAATGCTTTAGTCACCGATGGGACGATTGGCGGTACTCCTACGATGTCCTACTTTTACAACGGAGTATGGTATCGCACTTTCGATAACTCAGTTATCACCAACCAAACAATCGATCTGTTCATATTAGCGGGTCAGTCGAATGCACACGGTCATGCTGATGTATCTGACTTAACTTCTGCACAGGCAACACAGGACGGTTTGTTCTATACATCTTGGCATGACAGCACCTCTAACGCTGAATCCACTCAGAACTATTCTAGTTGGGCGACATCGCTGGTAGCGGGTAGTACAAAAGGAGACGGCAATAATCTAGTCAACTCACCTAGCTTTGGCCCTGAGATTGGCTTTGTTAGCCGAGCTAATGCAATCAATCTAACCACGCAACCAATAGGTATTCTTAAATACGCAGTAGGTGCATCACAATTAAATGCTGGGGATGCAAACCTTTCCGATTGGGATACCACCGCCACAGGAACAAGAGAAGGTGACTGCTATCGTGGATTACTCTCCGCACTATCCGATGCCACCACTAAGCTGACCAACGCTGGATACTCATGGAACTTCAAGGGTATGATTTGGTGGCAAGGCGAGAGTGGTACATCTGTTAGCGGTCTTAATACATTTATAGCCGCAGTACGGACACTTCTTGGTAACTCCTATGGAGTTTCCAATACTAACCAATTCCCTGTAGTCATCACAAAGATTGGATACGGCACAGACTTAACGCCTGTTGCTAGTGCAGATGCGTATGTGGGAATCGTAGATTCCGCAACCTATGGGCATAGTGCTTCGCAGAACCATGTGGGTGCTTCAGCCGATGGTAGTTCTGATACAACAGGCAATGGCGTGAACGATATGTTTGATATCGGTGAAGCGTTCGCGGATGAAATGCAACTCGCGATCAGCGGTTCTACAAACGCCGCATGGGACCCATCATCTATTACGACTCGTTTGTGGCTCGATATGGACGATCAGGCTACCTTTACTTCTAGTGCGGGTAATGTCACAGCTATCGCAGATAAGTCAGGCAACAATTACACCTTTAACGCGGCTAGTGGTAGTACGCTTACAGCAGTTAATACAGCACAGAACAATAAAAATATACTTAGGTTCGATAACAACTCGGACGCGACCTCTTTTACAAGTGTAGGATTCAGCACAACCGCGGTACATAAGTGGTACTTTGTGGTCAAGGTCACAGCGTCTGATAATCACGATGCACTCGTCACATTCACTAAGAGTAACCCAACCCTACAGATGATCATGTTTAACATGAGTGGTGCGGGTGTATTCTCAGGTGATTGGTATATGAATCCAGGCACAAGTATGACAGGTAACTCGACCAACCTGTTAAACCAATGGGTGATGCTGTCTGCTGAATTTGATATCCCAAATGGGCAAGCAAGTTTAGCCTTAAATGCCACAGAGTATAATACGAATGTAGCACAATCAGGCTTGTCCACGATGGGCGCTGGTAGTGTCCGCCTAAACGATTATCAGAACAACGCAGACTCCGATTGGGGTGAGGTAATATTTACAGAAGATGTAACGCAAGCGAACTCCGACAAGATCGAAGGTTATCTAGCACACAAGTGGGGACTCACCGCAGACCTACCATCTTCACATCCCTATAAAACATCCGCACCATGAGCATACTCGTAAAAGCCAAGGAACTATACGATCAATGCGGTATCGATATGAATCGCGACATTGCCACCTACGCCGCTCACGGTTATGTGTTCATCACCCCCAACTCATTCCTACTAGGTAAAGCGGTAAACTCGAAAAGCGAGGTACACCCGCAAGACCAATGGAATGTCGAGGATGCGGATGCTTGGTATGTGAACATGGCGGTGGGCGATGTGAAAGACTTTATTAGCAAAATACCATACCCACTCCCGCTAGTCGGGTGGATGAGGGAAACCAAAAACCAGCCCATGCGCTGGTACGACTTTAATACTATCTTTCGGAGGAAATAACTATGGGAAGCGGACCTGACATTAATTATCCAGCACAACCAAGCTACGGCGAGGGCATGGCAGATGCCATGAAGGCACAAATGGAGCAACTGCTCGGACAAGGCGAATATGCACAGATGTATGCCGATGCCGGATTTGCGGGTGGTAACCTTGGCGATATTATCGCGGGGGTCGAAGCACCTATCAGGCAGAAGACCGCACAGGTCGATACGGATGTACTTAGGCAGACGCTGTTAGGGAACGAGAAAAAATTCCAAGTCGAGAAAGACCCTGAGACAGGCAAGTACGGAATCACAGGTGCAGAGGTAGTAAAGGGCGAGGATGGTGAAGCACAAACTGCGGGCGATGGAAGGTATCAAATGGTGCAGATAGGACAGGGTATGGATCCAATCAAAGGATCCGGGCTGTCCTTCGACACATATACCCCAGGCGTAACTGCGAAATATGCAATTATAGATACGACAACAGGGGGTATTTCTAGCACAGTTGGTGGTGAATTCTTTTTAAATCCTGGTCAAGAACCA